AACAATATCAGGATCTAATGTGAAATCAGATGTATCGGGTGGACATGTGTTATATAATTGTGCACTCGTACCTGAAAGTGTTGTACATCCACTTAATAATGCATAATGTAGAGGGTTGGAGGTAACTCCCGAATATGTTACACCATCAATTTCAAAAGCAGGAAAAAATCTAACAGAACCATTTTTGTTTGTATCCGTGGTACCAATATCACCAAAACCCGACTCACTAACATCTGATTGTATTTCACTTATCAATTGTTCAAAATCGGGATATAAATCCTCCACAATTTCTACTGGTTGACACGGTTTAATGTATTTGTATTTTGGTCTACCAAATATATTGTTCTCAATTAAATTACCACCAGTCCACAGTGTTGTGGCGGGAATAATCTGATCCAAAACTTTTGTCCAATATGGACCCATTTTGGAAATAAATTCATTCACATCAGGATAATTGTATGATGTAAATCCTGTAGATGAAACATAATCTTGAAAAATATCTTCAAGTTTTATATAATTCTTTTTGTATTTTATTGTATGTGAATTAGTTATCTGAGTACTCATCATCCTATCCACATACTCAGCAAAAGTTACCCCTGTTTGCGGTTCTAATGTTTGACTACCAAATGATATTTCTAATTCTCTTGATTTTCTCCATATGTCATAGTTAATTGCATTTGCGGACGATAGATAAACTTCTATATTTTTTCTATTGAAGGTAAATGAACCATAACTGTCAGCAACTTGTCTTTGTCTATTATCTACTTTACTAACAATATCATAACCAGTATCTAAACCAGGTAGACTTCTAAAAACATCAAAATAATCTTCTCCGTAACTAAAAGATTTATTTTTTGTTTTTATTGTTTTTGTTCTTCCCGTAAGAACTGAGTTTTCAGTATCAAGTACATCAATAGACCTATGATCTAATGTTATATCATACCAACCCGCACCTTTTTGAAAGAAAATATTTGATGATTCATCGTATGCCGTTTTAGGGAATTTAGTACCTTCCTCAACGGGATAGGAATCCAATGTAAATGTGGTTGACCCTGTTATGGTTTCAACTTGATATGTAAATCCACTTTGAACAAATGTCGCAACATTAGTTGTTTTAGTACCCGAAACAACATCATATATATCCCCATCTAAGTCAAATGATTTTGGAAATGATGTAATTTGATAAACGAACTCGTTTATTTTAATCATTGGTTCGGGTGCACCTAAAAATCTTAAGAAAAATTCAATAGATGAACGTGTACCCTTTGATTTATATATGTGAGATAAATTGACTAATAACCTTCTATAAAATTCATATTCAGCATCAACGATTGTTTTACCAACCGCTAATCCTGAATATTGTGTGTCTTGTCTTGTGTATAATAATTCTTCAAGTTTTTTCTCATCGAATAAATTAACTGTTGATAAACCAAGTGTATTTGAGAGGTTCTTTAATAGTATGTCTGGTAAGTTATTAATACCATCATAACTTACATTTCTCATGTACGCAATGTTCTCAATGTATTTTTTTACTCTGTCAAAACTGTGTCCATATAATTGAAATATTGATTCCGCCTTTTTGTCTTCCGTATCGAATTCAAAAAGTTGTGGTGATGTCATAAATCTAACAAATAAATTAGATTTGTAATCATCAACTTGTTCAGCGATTTCAGATAGGTTTCTTATATAAATGTCGAACTCAAGACCAACTATTTGTATGTTCCAATTGTCTTTTGAAAGTGGCCATGTAATTTCTACTTCAGATAAAACTGTCTCAGATTTATTGATACTATCTCTTGGTATTGTAAAAGTCGCGGTATATTTTGGACTTGTTTCTCTGTTTAATAAACTCTCCTCTAGTTCATCTATATTGGAAAAAAATTCTTCAACTAAACCATCATTTGGTCTGATTAAAATATTTTCACCATAGTTTATAACAGATGAATCAAATGGTTTTCCTTTTACTTTTAAAAAAATTACATTGTTAGTGTTGGGTTCTGTATATGATACAATATCATATGTTACTCCACTTATCTGAATAACATATTTCGTAAATGATGAGTAAAAATTTCTTAACTTATTTGTGGTGTTTGGTTCGACCTGACTATTTGGTTTTACAAAAACAACATCCATTGGGTTGTACAGTCTACCATAGTCAACTTCAAGTTGTGTCGTATTTAAACTGACATCATATGATATATTTTCGATAGTATAGTTAGAATTTCTTACTGAACTATTTTTATCAATTAAAACGGCTGCCGGATATTTTTGAATGATGTTGGTTACAGATACACCAACTCTGTTTTTTAACGAACCAAATAAAGATTTATTAGCATCGTCTTTTGAACCTCTAAATTTTACCTCTTTCTTTTTTGATTCTGATATCTCTTCTTCGGATTTATATTTTTCATCCTTAATATCATCCAAAGTTAAAAAATCTGAAAACTGACCAGATCTAAAGGTTTTTACATCTCTGTCAGGAATTGTTCTATCAATGGCGAAGTTCGTATTAGTCAATTGGCTAGTACCATCGGTAATTTGTCTACCGACTATACTATCACTAAATGTTTCTGCACCCGTTGCCGCTTGACTTGGAACCTTTCTTCTTGCCATTATTGAGTAATATCATCGAAGTTTAATGTCTCGTCAATATCTGTTTTTTCCTCCCTAACTTCATATAAGGTCTCATTAAATTCGTCCTTAACTTCATATAGGTTGTACTGTTTGTAGATATCGTTATTGTTATCGTATATGGTGTATATACCAGAAGAAACCGCTTTAGTTTGATTACCGTACAATGCGTGAGCCAGTGTAGATGCGTCATGTTCTACCATTTCGATTTCCACTGTGGTGGGATTAAAAAATGTGTTTGTCATAATAATATCTTGTCCTGGTTCCCCGATAAATGGTACTACGTTCGGTCTACTAGATGGTGCGGACGATGGTGTAACGGTCAAAAACATCAAATTTGTAGTCGTATTACTGTATTGGTATCTGATTGCTTTTTGTGTTGTACTGGTCAAGTTGGATACCACTGGTGTACAATAAAATGAAGATGTTACTATCCTATAAAAATTTGGAATTTTACTTGAATCGTTATTTAGATATTCTATTCTGTAACCAATTAGTCCTTGTGAAGTAAATTTACCCCTATCTGATTCAGGTACATTTGATAAATCAATTATCAAACCTCTAACCGAAGGTAATGACGCTAAAATTCCACAATCTGTAATTGATAATCTTATTTGTTTTGGTCTTATGTGTAGGGTGTATACACCTAAATCAGAAAAATTTGAAGAACTAAGTTTTAAATTGTATAATCCACCCAAAATTTCGTTACCAGACGCGCTCCCATCATCCGATGTGTCGGTATCATCATTATGAAAAACAGGTGTTAAAATATCCTCAGAAGACAACTTTGTAAAGGTAACTTCCGATGTTGATAATCTATTTGGTACATAATGCAGGAATATATCCACATCTGATGGGGACACGTCTGCTGGTCTTATTGTTCCGTAACTACCTACTGCCATAACTTTTATTAATAAATATAATTTTTATTGTTTTCTGATATTAAAATATCCATTTCCATATATCCCTAATTCACCAACATTATCAATTTCACCAAGTCTTAGTGTTTTTTCTAAAACACCTTGTTTTCCTCTTTCAACAAAAATGTCAGAATAAACCGTTGGGTCATCGACAAAACCAAGAAAATGTTCATTTCTTGTTATTGTTTGATTAATAATTTCCTCTTTTGTGAATCCTGTTGTGTTTCCTGTGATTAGTGTTAAACCATCCTCATAATCTCTATAATGAATAGTGGTTGTTCCTGTTGTATTTCCTGTGTATGTGAAACTATATCCACTATAACTACCATTTGGATCTGTTCCTGTGGTAACCCCCATATATGTTGTAGCACCGTATCTTCTTTTTTCTTCTATTTTACTACCACCAATACCCAAATACGTAAATGTTGTGTTTCCTGTGGGTGGATTGTATTCTAAATCATTTAAATAATCTTGTGTTCTACCACTTTGTAAATAATATTCTGTTGGTGTTGTATTATAGTAAGGTAAACTTGTACCTGTATACGTGTATGTACCTATTAAATCTTGTGTTATATTTTTTGGTACACTAATTTGTTTTTTTATTTTCTGTGTTAAAAATGGTGCCTCAAGTGTTATTGAAATGGTATAACCACTTGCTGTTGATGGATAAGTGTGTGATATTGTTGGGAAATTTGTTCCTATAATACCACTATTGACTGTTAGTCCTGATGTTAAACCGTCTCCCCAATTTATGGTATATGTTTGTTCTAAAATCCCTCTAAATACATCGGGATTCACAGTATTATAAACCTGAATAGTATATCCGGTTTGTGTATACGAAAAATTACACAACTGTTCAATTTGATCCACATTACCATCAAAACCGACCATTACACCCATTTCATCAACGGTTGAGTCTAAAAATATTGGTAGGTTATATGATGGAAACACGTTACTCACACTACTGCTAACCCATGTCGTTCCGTTCCACTTGTAATACGCCTCAACTAAACTACCTGTAACATTTGTATTATACACTGTGTCACCTGTTACTGGCCCAATATAGATACTGCCACTAGTCCATGGAATTAATTTTCCATTTTCAT